TTTGGCTGCGAACTGCCCGGAAATCCCGGAAGGTTCCCCCGGCGAGTGCGACTGGTGTGGCGAGCACACACCCCGCCTAGTAAAACGTGCGTGTGCACGTTGTCGTGACAAGTTTAAGCTGGGGTGAGTAAGATGGAAGCTAAAGTTTACGAGTACGGGCAGAACTGGGTTATTGGCGTTCAAGCTCCAGATGCGTTAGTCGACATGCTGGACGCGCAGATCAACGCAAACTTGCATACGTTTTTGTCGGACAAGCACAACTACACGTGCAAAGGCGATAGCGTTCAGCAGTACTGGCTGCAGAAACAAAACCAAAACTATATTGACGATGAGCCCTTGGGCGATGCAGTAGCGCAGTTTACTAAATTTGTTAGCGAGCTATGCGTTAAGGTAGAGTTGTTCGACCCACGGTTCCTATCGCACTTGCGACCTCAAGGGATGTGGACTGTCCTCGGAGGCAAGGGCTCGTTTCATACGGTCCACCAGCATAATGCCAAAGGCAGCGTGCTTGGTTTGTCATCTGTTTTGTACTTAAATGTACCTGACACTAACGATGACGAGCAGCCGAACAACAACATCTATTTTATTATGAACAGCACGCCGACAACCGTGTTTTCCCCCCACCAACCAAACATTGTTGAGATAAGCCCCAAACGAGGAGAGCTGTATATATTTCCTAATTGGGTGCTTCACGGAACATACCCTCAGTCTGAGGGCACGCGTCAGACTTTTAATGTCGATTACTCCGCTAACTGACGCGCATAAGGTTGACAAACATGACGCTTGATTTCTTGCTAAACGACAAAGACCTCATCCCGCCGGTTGAGCAGGTGCCTATGGAGCCCCAAGAAAAACTCAGCACGCGCGAAGAAATTCACGCCGCTGCTAACACAGCAGATTTTTTGTCTGTGCTTGGCGACGAGACGGCCCAAGAAGTTGGCTTTGACGATGAGAACATGGCACGCGATCTATTTGACACAGGCCGGGAACCAACTAAGCACGAGAAACAGTTGCCCGGTGTGATGCGCAAACTCAATGCGTTGCTGGATGAGTATGATCACATGATCATTGATGATGCTCAGCAGGTGCGAACCTATGTCACAAACCGCCTGCTGGAAGAGTCAAGCGACGACGATCCTAAGATTCGCATGCGCGCACTAGAGCTGTTGGGCAAAATCTCCGATGTGGGGCTTTTCAGTGAGCGTCAAGAAATCACGGTGAAACACCAAAGCACCGAAGAACTTGAGGATTTGCTGCGTAATAAGCTCACAAGGCTAATTGACGGTGATATTTCCGATGCACAGCTCATCGAGCACGACAACGACAGTGAAGACGACGAGGATGTGGTCGACCCGAGCACAGTTTCGCCGGACGATATATTCTAATGAGCGCTGTGTTGCCTAATCAGAAAGAATTTACGCAAGAGGAGCTCAATCTCTTGCTGCAGAACCTGCACAAATTCTCTCCGGGTGAACAAAATAAGCTCCTAGAGGTCGTAGAAGAACTAGAAGCACGCAAAAAGGCCGAAAAATCACGTGATTCGTTGCTTGATTTTGCTCAAGCGATGATGCCTGACTATAAAATTGGTCCTCACCACAAAAAATTGGCCACATTGCTCGAAGATATGGCCCACGGGCGCAAAGATAGGGTGACAGTCTCTATTGCCCCGCGATTTGGTAAGTCTCAGCTGACCTCAATCTTCTTCCCGGCGTGGTTTATTGGTAATTGGCCGCACAAAAAGATCATGATGGTCTCTCACACCGCTGATCTGGCCACTGACTTTGGCCGTAAGGTCAGAAACTTGGTCAACAGCCCTGAGTATCAGAAGATTTTCCCGGCAGTAGAGCTGTCTGCGGACTCAAAGTCGGCTGGCAGGTGGTCAACTAACAAAGACGGTGAGTATTTCGCTGTTGGTATTGGTGGTGCCATCGCTGGTCGTGGCGCACATCTGTTGGTCATCGACGATCCGCATAATGAGCAGGACGTGTTGAACGGGAACTTTGAGGTGTTCGACAAAGCGTACGAGTGGTACGCATACGGTGCGCGAACTCGACTCATGCCGGGTGGGTCGGTGGCTGTTGTGGCGACACGCTGGGCAGAACAAGACCTCATTGGCCGTTTGCAGAAGGACATGGTTCGTAACGACGACTCAGATCAGTGGGATGTCGTTGAATTTCCTGCGCTTTTTGAGCAAGAGTCAGCGCCAGCGGACGCGCCGGAGGAGGACAAGTACATCTCGTTGTGGCCTGCGCAGTGGCCGGTTAAGTCTTTGTTGCGTACAAAAGCGTCGATGCCGCCGTTTCAGTGGTCGGCGCAGTACATGCAGGACCCGACGTCGCGTGACGCCTCTATTATTAAGCGCGAGTGGTGGCGTGAGTGGGAGGAGGACCAGCCTCCGCCTTGTGAGTACATAATCATGAGCCTCGACGCCGCTGCGGAGAAAAACAATCGCTCCGACTACACCGCGCTGACTACGTGGGGGGTGTTTCAGGTCGACGACGAGAACGGGCAGGCGCAGACAAATATGATACTGCTCAACAGTATAAAAGAGCGCCTAGAGTTTCCTGAGTTAAAACGCTTAGCGTATGATCAGTATAAAGAGTGGGAACCCGACTGGTTCGTTATTGAGAAAAAGTCATCAGGGGCGCCGCTGTATCAAGAATTTCGCAGAGCGGGTATACCCGTGCAGGAATATACGCCACACAGAGGCACAGGTGATAAAGTTATGCGCTTGAACTCTGTGTCTGATATGTTCGCTTCAGGCTATGTTTGGTATCCCGTCGGCAGGCGGTGGGCGGAAGAAGTCGTAGATGAAGTCTGCGGCTTTCCTGCAATGCCAAACGATGACTTGGTTGATAGCACTGTTATGGCGTTGATGCGTTTTAGAAACGGTGGGTTTATCGACCTACCTGACGATAGATGGAACGACGACGACGATTTTGAACCCGTGAGAGCGGCTTATTATTAAGGTTAAATCATGGCTGTAGACAAAGCGCTATACGGTGCTCCCAAAGGAGCCAACGAACGAGCAAAGGGCGAGGTCCCGCTCGAAATTGAAATCGAAGACCCAGAGCGTGTCGAGGTAAGCATCGAGGGCGAAGAAGTCTTAGAGATTGGGCCCGGCGACGAGGGAGATATGATCCCTCACGCAGCCAACCTTGCCGAGTACATGGAAGAGACTCAGTGCGCCGAGATCGCCGATGAGCTGCTTGAGGCTTACGACACCGACCTTCAGTCGCGCGCAGAGTGGGAAGAGACTTACTACGACGGCCTTGAGCTGTTGGGTCTAAAAATCGAGGATCGCTCCGAGCCGTGGGAAGGCGCATTTGGTGTCTACCATCCGCTGTTAGCGGAGGCGGTTGTTAAGTTCCAGTCCGAGAGTATTGTCGAGATGTTCCCTGCACAGGGGCCTGTCCGCACTAAAGTGTTGGGCCAGACAAGCAAAGAGAAAGAAGAGTCAGCTGTACGTGTTCGTGAAGACATGAACTATTTGTTGACCGAGAAGATGGAAGACTACCGCTCCGAGCACGAGCGGCTGTTGTGGAACCTGCCCATTGCAGGCTCTGCGTTTAAGAAAGTGTTTTATGACTCCTCGCTAGAGCGCCCGGCGTCACAGTTTATCCCTGCTGAGGACTTTGTTGTCAGCTACGGCGCCTCAAGCCTTGAGAGCGCTCAGCGGTATACGCATCGCATGAAACGCTCGAAGAACGAAATCCGTAAAATGCAGGTCAACGGTTTTTACCAAGAATGTGAGATCGGTGATCCTGTAGCAGACGAAGACGACATTGCACGTCGCAAGAATGAGATCGGTGGTTTTGACGCAGCACGCGATGACCGCTACACACTGCTCGAAATTCACTGTGAGCTCGACCTAGAAGGGTTTGAAGACCTTGATAAGTTCGGCGACCCCACGGGTATTGAGCTGCCGTATGTGGTGACGATCCTCAAAGACAGCGGCAAAGTTATGTCGGTGTACCGAAACTGGGACGAGATGGATGAGAAGAAACGCAAGCAAGTACACTTCTCGCACTACAACTACATCCCCGGCTTTGGCTTCTATGGTTTCGGCCTTATCCACCTCATTGGTGGTTTTGCCAAGGGCGCTACGTCGATCATGCGCCAGCTCGTCGATGCGGG